GAATGAATGCGCGTGTATGTGCCACGAAAACATTGATGACTATTTTAACCAGTATATTGATTAAAAACTAATCAAATGAATCAAAACAATATAGACAACTATAAAAGTCAAATGATTGAAGCATTGACACAAGCAAATGGTGTTGTCACAACTGCAATAAATGCAGTACAATTGCATCGGTCAACATTTTATAAGTGGATGAAGGAAGATGAAGCATTCAAGAAGGAAGTGGATGACATACGTGAATCTGCACTTGACTATGTTGAATCGAAGATGTTTGAACGCATCAAAAATGGTTCAGATACCATGATAATCTTCTTTTTGAAGACTCAAGGAAAGAAACGTGGCTACATTGAAAGGTCACAACTTGATGTTCAGAACACTTCACCAGACTTTTCTGGTCTTTCCACCGATGACATCATCAATCTTTTGAACGAAAATGACACAAAATCAATCGATTAAGTCGCAACAATTAAAGGAATTATTGAAGTTTGAATTGTGCAGAAGACAATTCTGGGTGTTCTGTCTTCATTATGACGAACAATTCTTCATTTCCAGACCTTTCTTAAAGGAAATTGCAGATGCATTTCAAGAAATCGAAGAAAGAACCATCACATCATTGTCAGTAAGTCTTCCACCACGTGCGGGAAAATCTTATATTACATCCTTGTTTTGTGCATGGACAACTGGAAGGAATCCAGACCAGTCAGTGATGCGTAACACATGTACGGCAACACTATTCTTGAAATTCAGTTACGATGTCAGGACAATCGTGAAATCAGATAAATTCAAACAAATATTCACCGATGTAGTCTTGTCAGATGACAAATCTAACCTTCAAGGATGGAACACCAATAAGTCAAAACAAGTCGCATACTTTGGTGCTGGTGTAGGTGGAACAATCATCGGTTTTGGTGCATCCAATGTGGCAATAACAGATGACCTTTATCGCGGAATTGAAGATGCATTGTCAGACACAATCAATGACCGAATCAACTCATGGAAGGAATCAACGCATGATTCAAGGTTTGAAAGAGGATGTGCGCGTATTGACATCGGAACGCGTTGGTCATTGAATGATGTAATTGGAAGGAATATCGAATCGCATTCATACCAGAAGACCATAATGGTCAAAGCACTGGATGAAAAAGACCAATCATTTTGTGAAGCAGTCATGTCAACTGATGAATATCTGGACAAACGAAAGAAGACTGCTAATGAAATATGGTGTGCAGAATATCAACAAGAACCAGTTGACATTGCTGGAAGGACATTCACTGACATTAAAACCATCGGAAAGGATGAATTTGATGCGATTAAAGACCAGATTGAAGGTTGCATCGGTTATGTTGATGTTGCAGATGCTGGAATTGACTACACTGCACTTGCAATATGCGCAATAATCAAAAATGAATTGTACATCGTTGATTATGTTTTCAGTCGGGAAAATACAGATGTGACCATTCCATTGGTTGCACAAAAACTGAATGAATGGAATGTCAATTATTGTCGCGTTGAATCAAACAATGTTGGCGCAATGTTTGGAAGAAGTCTTCAAAAAGAAACCAAATCAAGAATCCTTCTGGTGCATAATTCAGTCAACAAGATGACCAGAATCATGATGCAAAGTGCATTCATCCAGAATCGATTCATATTTGTCAAAACTGGTGACCAAAATCAAGAACTTTTCATCCAGAATTTGTTGTCATTCACCAAAGAAGGAAGAAATAAGAACGATGATGCACCAGATTGTTGTGCTGGTCTTTCAATATTTGTTCAATCAATGTTCAAAAATCTTCACTAACTTTGTAAAAATCAAATCACAAAAATATGAATGTTAACTTTTTTGATGCATTTTTCGGTTTGGGAAATAGTTCAGACAATCGAATTCTTGATGACATGAAACGAATCTTTCCATTCGTAAACCAAATTTGGGGTGTGAAAGAAGCAGTCTGGATTGACACGAATGACTGGTGGAAATTGTATCTGGAAATTCCTGAACTTCGAATGGTAATTGACAGACGCGCATCAATGATGGCATCAAATGTCCCATTACTTGTTGATGCAGATGGAAATGAAGTTACAAATCATTGGTTCAGTGAAGTATTGAAGAAGCCAAATCCAGTTCAATCATGGTCTGATTTGGTTTATTCCTTGTCAGTTCAAGATGCACTTTATTCAAATTCGTTCATATATGCACCAAAAAGGTCATTCGACATCAGAAATTTGTTTGTTCCGTTACCTTCCAACAAGATTCAAATCAATCTTTCAGGAAAGAAATTGAAGCAAATGGAACAAGAAGGTTTGATTGATTCATTCGTTTTCCAATACGATGACAAAAACACTGAAACAATTGACTTCACTGATTTGATTTACTTGATGACAAACGATGGAATGAACATTGTGAAGCCAGTTTCACGAATGGAATCATTGAAATATCCATTGTCAAACATCAAAGCATCTTATCACAAACGAAATGTCCTTCTGGAAAACATTGGTGCAATTGGTATTTTGTCCACACAAAACAATGACATGGGTGGTGCTATTCCAATGACACCAGAAGAAAAGAAACAGATTCAAAAAGACTGGTTCAGAAGACAGAAGGATGAACTGATAATCACTGAAAGTCAAGTTGACTGGAAACCAATGAGTTTTCCTACAAAAGACTTGATGTTGTTTGAAGAATTGAGTGCAGACAAAATTGCCATCATTGACACATTCGGAATGTCCTTGAACATCTTTTCAACTGAAAAAGGCGCAACATTCACAAATGTACGCGATTCAATCAGAATGACATATCAAGATACAATCATTCCAGAAACACAACAGATGTACGATTCAATCGGTCAACAATGTGGATTGACAGATGAAGGATTGAAACTGATTGCAGAATTTGACCATCTTCCAGTAATGCAAGATGATGAAGTTGCAATCGCAACAACCATGAAGTTGAAAGCAGAAACACTTGAAAAATTGAATGGTCTTGGAATAGATATGTCATCAGATGAAATGAAAGCACTGCTTGGATTGTAAATAAACACTAACTTTGTATAAATGAAGAAGTTTTTTATTATCGCATTTTCAGCATTAATCATTGAAATATGTTCCACATTTTACATCACGTATGTGACAGAAAAAAATGTATTTGGAATGATGTTTTTTGCTTTCATTTCGCCTTTTTTGGGTTTGCCTTTTATCGGTTACATGGTGGAATCAAAACTTTGGTCTGAAAGAATCAAAATGGCAATTGCTTTGTCGATTGGTTATGTGATTGGAAGCATTTTTGTAATACTATTAATAAAATAAACATGAAAGAAAATCAACTTTATTCAACAAAAGAAGCATTCGAAGTCAAAGACATGGATGCTGGAAAACGTGAAGTTGCCATATATTTAGCAAAATTTGACATTATTGATTCAGATTTTGATTTGATTCGCAAAGGTTCATTCACGAAATCGATTCAAGAACATGGTGTGAATTCATCATCAAACAGAAAAATTGCTTTCTTGCGTCACCATGATTGGACAAGGCAAATCGGAAAGTTCAATCAACTTGGTGAAGATGAAATCGGTCTTTTTGCAGTCGGTCAACTTGGAACATCAACAATCGGTGAAGATGCATGGAAAGATTATGAAGAAGGAATCATTCGTGAACATTCCATCGGTTTCAAATACATGGCAGACAAGATGAAGTGGATTGAAGATAAAACACTTCCATCTGGTGGATTTTATGACATCAAAGAATTGATGTTGTGGGAAGGTTCAGCAGTCACTTTTGGCGCAAATGAATACACAAATGTTGTCGAAGTAATGAAGTCAGCAGATAAAATGGATTTTGCAAAGAAGATTTCAGGTGAAATTGACCTTCTGGTGAAATCATTGGTCAATGGAAAAGGAACTGATGACCGATTGTTTGAAATAGAAATGAAAATAAAATATTTGAACCAGCAACTGGTGTCACTTGCAGAAACTGAACCGATTGTAAAAGGTCATTCAGAAGAAATCAAGTCGATAAAACCAGACTTTGATTGGTCATTTGTAGTAAATAGTTTGAAGTAATTAACCAAAAAAAACATCCAAAAAATGGAAAATTTAACACCAGAACAAGTTGTCGAAAAATTAAACAACTTGATTCAAGAAAAAATGACTTCGATGGTAACATCAGAAGAAGTAACTGCATTGAAAAGTGATGTTGATGGATTGAAAAGTCTTGAAACAAAAAGTTCTGAAATCGAAAAAGCAATTGCAAAGATGGAAGGAAAACTTGAAGCAATGTCCGAAAAAGCATTTCACAATGCACCAAAAGCACTTGGTTTCAGCGAACAAATCGTGAAATCAATTGAATTGAACATGGAGTCAATCAAGTCAGGAAAAAGTGTTGACCTTGAAGTGAAAGCAGACACAACGATTGCTGGTGACTACACTGGAACGCGTGCATTGTCTGAACTTGACACTGATGTGAATCGTATTGCAAGACAAGCAAACTTGTTACAATTTGCCGTTAATCGCGGAACAACAAATTCAATGTATGTTACGTACATCCAACAAACTGCACAACCATCTGGTGCATGGGTTGCTGAAAGTGTATTGAAGACAGAATACGAAGAAAAATACACAGAAGTTTCCAAGCAAGTGAAAAAAGTTGCTGGAATGGTGAAGGTTTCCAAAGAAATGTTGTCTGATTTATCATTCATCCAGAACGAAATCAACAATGACTTGGTTCAAGGTGTTCTTTCTTCAATGGACAATTCAATCTTGAATGGTGCTGGTGGAACTGATTTGGAAGGAATTCTTTCTTTCGCACCAGTTTTTTCTGCTGGAACATTCGCTTTGACAATACCATCTGCAAACATTCTTGATGTTATTCGTGTTGCGATGTCACAGATTCAAAGTGCTAAATTCGAACCAACACACGTTGTTTTGCATCCAGTTGATGTTGCAAAAATGCAGTTGACAAAAACAACAACTGGTGAATATACAACACCGATTTTTTATCCTTCACCAAATGGTGACATGAGAATTGCAAGTCTGATTGTTGTTTCAACAACTTACATGACTGCTGGAAATTTCCTTGTTGGTGACATGACAAAATCAAACCTTCGCATTCGTGAAAACGTGAACATTCAAGTTGGTTATGTAAACGATGATTTCGCAAGAAACATGGTGACAATTCTTGCAGAAGCGCGTGCAGTTCATTATGTGAAATTGAATGATGTAAATGCATTTGTTCGCGGAACAATAGCAACTGCAATCACTGCAATCGCAAAGGTATAATCACATTAAAAAAAGCATCAAATGAATACACCTAAAAAAGTTAAAAAACCGATTGACATTCTAATTGACACCAAAAATGTTGATGTTGAAATCCATCGTGATGCAGAAGGGAATGTTGAAATAGATGTTGACACAAAAAAAGTCGATGCACACTTCAAAAAGACAGAAGATGGAATAAATTTGGACATCGAAATTGATGATTCAAAAGAATACCAGTTTGAATCTTTTGGAAGTGAACAAATGCCAAAAGGAACAATCTGGAAGATTACTGGCGAAATGCTGAAAATCTTCTTGAAACTGAAAATTGGAAAACTTAAAAAATAAAAAAGATGTTTTTAACACCACAAGATTTCACTGGAAAACATGAATTGCATACTGGTCTTTATGACCAATCAAAACTGCAAGACTACATTGACAGATACGAAAAAAAGTATTTGATTGAAATGTTTGGTGCAACACTTTTTGATGATTTCATTGCAGACCTTGATGTCAACAATGTCCCTATGTCACCGAATTTCATTCAGATTTTCGGTGACTTTCATCTGAATGTCAGTTTGCATGAACTTTTGATTTCAGAAGGAGTTCTTGAAATGTTAAAGGGTTTTATTTATTTTGAGTATTCCAAAGACCAGATGAATCAACAGACACCTTTTGGAAATGTCACACAATTGTCTGAAAATTCAAAGAAGGTCACCACATTGAATTCAATGATTTACACGCGTTACAATGAAGCGGTGAAGACTTACAATGCAATCCAGAAGTTCATGATTTTGAACCTGAATGATTTGTTTGTTGTTGGTCAAGTTATCAAACTGATTGTGACTAATGTTGGTGTGAATCCAGTTGGAACATACAATAATTTAATTGTTTTTGGTGGTCAAGGAACTGGATTGACAATAAACTTCATCAAAACATCCACCACACAAGCAAATGCGGTCATTTTAACCAATGGTAAAGGATATTTGAACACAGATAGTTTGTTCATTGCTGGAAATGCAACCTTCACACCACAAATTGCAACTGGTGACTTTAAGATATTCAATGGAATCAATAAACTTTTTGCATACTGGATATGAATCAAGACATTTCAAATATTATTGACCAAATTGTTCTGGACATCGACAACACCATTGAAGGAACATTCAATGTCACGTTGAATCGAACTGATGTCTGCAAAACAAAATGGATTCGTAAAGGAAAGAAGGTCAAAAATTCTTCTGGAAATGAATAT